AGTTGACGATGTACAAGAAGTTGCTCACCGAGTATTCAACTGTTGCAAACACTCAGATGTTTCAGGTGACAGGTCTTATCGCTACCAACGTGGTAATGGAGTTCACCAAGGAACGTATCGTTGCCTGTATCAACAACAAAGTTTATGAGATTTCTACGACTGCAACTGCCCTACCTACTGCTGTCTATACCCACCCAGTAGATGACTTTGTATACACAAGTACTACTTCAAGCGGCGTTGCTATCTATACCACTGGCTTTTCAGGAACCCAATCCAATATCCAGAAGTTTACCTTGGCATCTAATGGAACGATGCCTACCTTGACCAGCGCTATTACCGCTGCTGAAATGCCTAGCGGAGAGCGTATCTATAAGATTGCTTACTACCTTGGCTATATGCTTATCGGAACTACTAAAGGTATCCGCGCTGCTGTTGTAGCAGATGATGGATCTCTAGCCTATGGACCTCTTATCTGGGAGAACAACCAGCCTGTCTATGACTTTGCTTTCAGAGATAGGTTTGCTTGGGCTGCAACTGGCGTAGATGATGAGCCAGGAACTATCCGCATTGACCTATCTACACAGATAGCGCCACTGGTATTTCCTTATGCTTATGATACATATAACGCTAATGGTGATACCACTAGAGAGACTACAGCCTGCGCTTTTATCAACGGCACAGACCGCCTAGCCTTTACTACTAACGCTACTACTGCTGGCAACGGCTCTGTCTATATTGAGTCTGCGAGTAGACTGGTTGCATCTGGATATCTCCAGACTGGCTTTGTCCGTTACAACACATTAGAAAACAAGATATTCAAACTATTACAGGCTCGCTTTGATTCCACCAATGGTGGTCTAACTATTAAAAGCGTTGATAATGTTAATACTGAATACTCCATTGGTAGTTTTACTCAGGGCCAAGATGTACCAGAAGTAACCATTTCATATCCAGCCCTGCCGCAAGAGTATCTTGGCTTTATCTTTACCTTAACTAGGTCTTCAACTAACAATACACAGGGACCGCTATTTACTGGATACCAGTTAAAGTCCTTGCCATCAGTGCCCCGTCAGCGCCTTATCCAATACCCACTAGCCTGTTTTGATAGAGAGTCAGATAAGTTTGGCGTAGAGGTGGGCTATGAAGGCAGAGCCTATGATCGTATGTCAAGCCTAGAATCCATTGAAAGTAATGGAGATACCATCAGAGTTGACGACTTCCGTACAGGAGAGTCGTTCATTGGAATCATTGAAGAACTTGATTTCATTAACCGTACACCTTCAGATAAGCGATTCTCTGGTTTCGGGGGATTGTTAGTCGCAACTATTCGGAGCGTATAAATGACACCAACAGAATGGGCAACCCTAGCCGTAGCAGGACTGACCTTAATCACTGGCTTTGCTGGCGTTGTACGCTGGCTAGTTAAGCATTACCTATATGAACTAAGACCCAATGGTGGCTCAAGTGTCAAAGATAAAGTTAATTTACTAGAAGAAAAAGTAGAATTACTTACCGATTTAGTCAAGGAAGCCTTGAGGAAATGAATGAAACCTGTTGTAAAGAGTGCAACACCTGCAGCCATTGCCGTTCTAAGGCAGGCAACTGCGCTTGTTCCCAATCGCAAGAAGGCATCGGATGGCCTACTGCCAAGCAAGGCTCACATCAAGGCAAGTCCTAATTCAGATCACAATACTGGACTAGCAGTAGACCTGACCCACGACCCAAAGGCAGGTATTGACTGTGCCGTTATTTTTGAAAAACTTAAAGAGGATGAGCGCGTTTCCTACCTTATCTTCAATAAGAAGATTTGGTCACGCCAGTTGGCTAGTTCTGGCAATCGTCCTTACAGGGGTAGTAATTCTCACAGTGTGCATCTTCATATTTCTATCAACGCTGATATGGCTAATGACACTAGCCCTTGGTTCTGGTGGATGAATCAACCTAAAATTGTGAACCAGGCTCTGGCTAAATTACAGCCTCAGCCAAAGAAGAAGGTAGCAAAAGGTACCAATTTGGTACCAGTATGCACCTGCTGCAAGGTTCACAATACAAAACGAAAGGCAATCTAATGGAACAATTAAAGCAAGTCGGTCTTACTTGGTTTCGTGCAGCCGCTGCTGCAGCAATCGCACTATACCTAGCAGGAGAGACTGATGTTAAGGTCCTTGGAACTGCAGCCTTGGCTGGCTTCCTAGGTCCAGTACTCAAGTGGCTAGATAAATCAGCCCCAGAGTTTGGACGTGGTTCAAACTAACAGTTTGTAGCAAGCGCGAGGCAAAAGGCCCTCAGGAGAAATCCTGGGGGCTTCTTTTTTTATGCCTAAAAACTATTCTCTTCTTTGTCCACTGGGCAAGGTATGCGTACTAGGTTGCCACAGTTAGCGCAGGTAGCATCTAAACCCCACCAAGCAATATCGTAATCATCAAACTGAGCAAAGACATTAAAGACTGTGCAACCACAGGAACAAGCGTGGACTGGACCTAGAGAACGTAGGTCAGCAGCAGTAATAGGTGGGAGAGGGGTGCTATATTTCAGCAGCCGAAGTAGACGGAACCACATTCTCTGCACGGCTCCCTCCTTGAGGTCGGTCGCCTCTCGGCCTTCGGCCTCGGCACCGTAAGGTGCCGTTTGATTCGCCTTCGGCTCATATTGTAATAATCCATAAGAGTGTCGCTGACGCGACACGCCGTATCTCCACTACCATTATCCAGTGACCACATTAGTAGCAATCGAACTAGACGATAGAGCAGTCATAGCAGCAGACAGTCAGATAACAGAAGATAATCTGCGAACTATTAGTACATCCACACCTAAGATTATTCACGTAGGCAAGTACATACTAGGTCTTGTCGGTGATGCTAGGCCAGGAGATATCCTCGCCTATAACTGGACTCCGCCCACCTATAAAGGCGCAGACCCCGTGCAGTGGATGGGCAAGAAAGTTATGCCATCCATACTTAAAGCATTCAAAGAGAATGGATATGAACCTTATGAAGCGTCCAAAGACAAAGAAGCAGGATTCGACTACATTGTCGCGTTTAATGGGAATGTATTCCATATCGCGACGGACCTATCGTTTATCAAATCTGACCACAAGATTTATGGAATCGGTAGTGGCGGTGCTTATGCTCTCGGTTATCTTTATGATCGTGTGGGTCGTCTCACTATTGGTAATGTAGAGCAACACGCCGAGAAAGCCGTTCAGATTGCTTCAATGCTTGACATCAATACTTGTCCTCCGATTCAATGTGTCACTCAGGAAAGGATTATATGAGAGACAGATGGACTATGAATGTCACCAGTGGTTCCATTGGTAACTGGGGTTTAGGTATTGATTACTATAGAGAATACGAAGATCTGCCTTTGCAGATTATTGCTAGGATATTTGTAATCAATCTGATATTCTTTCGCATTACAATCAATAGGTGGGAAGAATATAAATGGATGTAAAAGATTTACTTATCAAGGCTCTCTACGAAAAAGAGAATAACAGACCACGTTCTACTCAGGTCCAGATAGGACCATCAGAACTAGGTGGTTGCCGTCGTAAGGTCTGGTATAAATTAAACAACCAGCCAGAGACTAATGAAAATGAATTGAAGTTGGCTGCAATTATGGGAACTGCTATCCACGACACCATTGAAAAGGCTTTATCAAATAACAAGGAAGTTCTACTAGAGCAGAGCGTAGAACATAATGGGATGAAGGCCCACGTAGATCTCTACATTCCTGGAACAGGCGATGTAGTTGATTGGAAAACAGTGAAGTTGAAGAACCTCGCTTATTTTCCAAGCCAGCAGCAACGCTGGCAAGTACATACTTACGGATACTTAATAGAACAAAGTGGATTGGGGAAGGTCCACAATGTGCATCTAGTGGCAATACCACGAGACGGTGACGAGCGCGATGTAAAGGTCCACTCAGAGAAGTACGATTCTTCCATTGCGCTTGAAGCCTTATCTTGGTTGGCTGGTGTCAAAGAATTTCAGACTCCACCTGAGCCAGAAAAAGATGAGAGTTACTGTAAGTTCTACTGTAAATACTATGACTCATCAGGTGAGATGGGATGCGTTGGTATAAAAAAAGAACATACAAAAACTGAATTAAAGTTAATAGAGGATAGATCAGCAGCAGATAAAGCGCTGACTTATCTACAACTAGATAATAAAATAAAAGAATTGACTACGCAAAAGGATGCTTTGAAAGAAGCACTTAGTGGTGTAGTCGGTGTCACTGACACAGGAGTAGAGGTTCGTTGGTCTACTGTGGCTGGTGCCAAACAAGTCAATAAGGAAAAGGTCGAAGAACTTCTAGGCTATCTTCCTGTAATCGAAGGCAAGGAAACTCTGCGCCTTTCTGTCAAACATAATGGAGGTAAGTAAATGGCTGCGCCAGAATCAACAAAGTTTCAAGTAAGTTTTTATTCAGCAGATCAAACGCTGATTAACTTATACGCATCAAGCAAGGAGGAACTAGAGTCGCTGTTAAATACAGCGCAGGACTTTTCACCACTCATTGGAAGTGTTGTCCAATCTTACAAAGGCTCTTCATCTCCTGCGCCCGTATCAAGTGCTGCACCAGCAGCAAAACCACAGGTAGTTGAAGGTCAGACTCCTGAATGTAAGCACGGTCAGATGCAATATAGAACTGGTAACGGAGCAAAAGGTCCTTGGCGTGCTTGGATGTGTGCTGCACCAAAGGGTGCTCCTGACAAGTGCGACGCAATCTGGGTTCGATAACTTCGTGCGTGACCCACGAGAGTACGAAAGTCCTCTCTGTGCGGAAGTTGATGGCGAATACTGGTTCCCAGAAGATATATCTGGTAACGGAAAATACGAAGGTGTCAATCTCGCTAAACGTATTTGTGGAAACTGTCGTCACCGAACTGAATGCGCCGAATGGGGAATCAATAAAGAGCGCTATGGAATGTGGGGAGGACTCACTTCTAATCAGCGTAGGATAATTAGAAGACAACGTGGGATAGTCTTACCAAAAGAAGAAAGGGAGGAGAGAGATGCTTAGGCTTTCTCGTGCGTGGCAATCCACTAACATTAAAGCCACGCCACTGCCTGATGTATGGAAGTCTCTCAACTCTACTGAAGTCAATGTAAAATTTAGAAGAGGACAAGTCTGTATGGTTGCTGCTGCACCCAATGCTGGCAAGTCTATGTTTGCTTTGGTCTATGCAATCAAGGCAAATATCCCAACGCTTTTCTTTTCAGCAGATACCGACACCGCAACTGTAATGATCCGTACTGCTGCTCATCTGTCAGGTCATTCACAACTGACAGTTGAAACTAATTTACAAAACAATACACGTCACTACCAAGAATACCTTTCTAAGATGCAGAACATACAGTGGGTCTTTGACTCCAGTCCGTCACTCGATGATATCGAGATGGAGATAAAGGCATACATCGAACTGTATGGAATTGCACCTGAACTTATAGTGATAGATAACTTAATGAATGTAGCAGCCGAGACAGATAATGAATGGGCTGGACTACGTGCGATTATGATGGAGTTACACGATATGGCACGCAAGACCGAAGCGTGTGTGCTAGTACTTCATCACGTATCAGAACAGAGTGAGTATGGATCTCCCACGATGCCCCCTCCTCGTCGTGCTATACACGGTAAGGTAAGTCAATTACCTGCCATCATTCTGACCCTTGGTTATGACCCCTCCCAAGGAATGCTTCGGGTTGCTGCCGTGAAGAATCGGTTTGGTCCTCACTACGCTGATGCTTCACGGTGGGCAACACTCTTTACAAACTTTGCTGCGTGTCAGATAGGTGATTCTGATTCGCAAGGAAGGGCATACTTACATTCTAATTTGCAGGTGAGACATTGAGTAGTTACAACAAGGCTAAGGGTTCTAAGTTTGAAACCGATGTGATGAAGTATCTACGACAACTAGGTCACTTTGCTGAAAGACTTGCTAAGGCAGGAGCCAATGATGAAGGTGACATAGTTACCATAATCGCAGGTCAGACCTATATTCTGGAGTGTAAGAATAGAAAGTCATTAGATCTTCCGCAGTTCTGGGCTGAAGCCCAGGCTGAGGCAGCCAACTATGCGAAGGCGCGGGGGCTTGTGGTTGATCCTCCAGCCTTCGTCATAGTTAAACGACGTAGAGGTAGCATAGAAGATGCTTGGGTAATACAGAGCCTAGAGAAATGGATAGAAAATGCCAGTACCACAAGGAAAGATAACAAGTAGTGAAATATTTGATACACCAGAAGTTAAAGAAGAACCAAAAGTTCTTGAGAATAAAGAGTATAAAATTACCTTTACTCGTAACTCAATTAAATCAACTGTTGTAACTGCTTCTTCCAAAGAAGAGGCTTTAACCATAGCCCAATTCAGGGTTTCTGGAAATGCTTTGGAGTACGATGAACTCATACAAGAGTTTGATCCGAGTATTGAAGAACTATGATGCTTTGCAGTAGTTGTAAGTGGGCAGGCCATCACAACACTATTGGCAAGACTGATATGGCTAAAGAGTTCCACGATAAATGTAAAGGAGACTGCGCTTGCCAACACAAGACTGGTCCAGGGTGGTTCGTACTAAGAGGTCAAAAGCCTCCGTTGATGCAGACGCAATCCCCGTAGCAGTAATAGTTTCCTATTATGGTGGAGAAGTAAGAGAGGGTAAGAGCGCTAGTGTTAAGTGTTGTATACACGATGACTCAAGGCGTAGTGCAGTAATGAATACGTATGACAATTTATACTTTTGTCATACTTGCGGTAAAGGTGGTTCATCTGTCGCTATTGTGATGGAGAAGGAGAATCTGGAGTTCAAAGATGCAGTCAAACGAGCAGTCGAAATTGTTACTGGAAGTGGTCACACGCTACAGTCAAAGCATAGACGAGGCAACGCTAGGGTATCTCGAAGGACGTGGAATATCTAAGCAAGTTGCAGACCAGTTTATGTTAGGAACTGTAGTGGATCCTGCCTCTGGTCACGAACAGTTTGAAGGTTGGCTATCTATTCCTTACATCACTGCTCTTGGGATGGCAGTCAGCGTAAAGTTTAGAAGACTAGATGATGGTAAGCCTAAGTATGGGCAACCAACAGGGCAGAAACTGCACCTCTACAATGTGGCTGATGTGGCAGTAGATTCATCACATATAGTTGTTACTGAGGGTGAGTTGGATGCAGTAATCATCTCAGGGATTCTAGGTATCCCAGCAGTGGGAGTGCCAGGAGTGGCAGCCTGGAAACCTTACTATGCTAAGTTAATGACGGGCTTTGATACCGTTTATGTTGTCGGAGATAATGACTTAAAGGAGGATGGAACTAACCCAGGAGCAGAGTTTTCTAAACGTGTTGCAAGCGAGATAATCAACTCACATATTGTACAATTACCACTAGGTGTGGACATCAATGAGTTTTATCTACAACACGGGCCAACAGAATTATCAACCTTACTAGGAGGAGTTAAGTGAGTGACTACAAAGAAGGAATTGACACAGATGGCAGAGTATCTGAAGGAATTGGGGATGGTAATAGTTTCCATAGACTTCAAGAATGGTACGATTACAGTCAAGCCGATTCCAACAAGAGATTAGACTCGGAGTTTATTGCAAATGTCTGGAGAATCCTTGACACGGCTGGCAATTTGCTCATCCGCAAACATAAAGATTATGGTCCAAAGAACATCTCTCACAGTCCAGGTGGAGCACTCAACGGATTACGAGTGCGTATGCACGACAAG